CGATGCATACGTTCGCTGCCCTTGCTGAAACAATAGGCAGCAAATACCACAAATATACTATACGGAATGCCTGGAGTAATAACTCCAATGTAGGCCATGCCTAGGCTGAGAAATCCTAAAATGTTCCAGAATAATTTTTTCATACTAGTTGTACCAGTCCTTGACCATAGGTCTTATCATTTAGCAAAGTCAACACCTGTTTTCTTTGTTGATCTTTAGCAAAGCTGACGTGTATCCAGGGCAATCCCGAGCCAGTTGTTTTGTATTCTAATAGCAATTGATCGTAACTGACATTGTCTCTAATCCACAAAGCTATATCATAGTAATCACTTTTTGCAACACCTCTAAATTGAATATCTGCTGCCTGTCCTTTTGGATGTTGACTTTTTGGATTACTGCCAGGAGGACGCCAAGTGTTAGTAACAAATGCACCAGAATATTTGGCTCGAATAGGTTCTATACAGTTGACCGCCAACAATTTTAAATTACAACAAATTTCTTCAACACTAAGACCACCAGCGGGCGCTCTAAGAGAGTTGTCAAATACCACATGAGGTTTTCTAGTTAATTTTCCCACAGTGTAAGTTGCAGTTAACTGTATGCCGTCAATGGCATCTCCGGTGGGGAAGGGAGTTATGCTGGCAATGTCCGAGCAGTCTTTTGACAAAGCTGCTGGCGACTTAGGCGGCGCTGTATCTTCAGCTTTTTTATCAACCTTGGCTTCTAATTCAGTTTTGTCTATACTAGGCTTGCTGGCAACAAAAGCAGCACCCGAGCCAGGAACATCAGCATCGTCATCGTCGCCTTCGTTCATATCTCTGTTTGCGGGAGTATCAGTATCAACTTCGTCACCTGCAAATACGTCACCGCTACCTGTGGCAAAATGCCCGCAGGTTGCAGAATCCCCAGCCCTTACTGTAGGTATATTGTTTGTAAATACAGATTGACTGCCTTCGGCCATAGTTGGCCCGCGATGGGCACCACGGCCGTGTCCAGCAACAGCATCTCCTAATCTTACCGTAGGGTCATTATTGGTAAAGACATCGCCGGAGCCTTGTATCAGTGCTCCGCCGGCAATGTCTGTTCCTGCATCTCTTGATACCCCAGCAGTCATATTAGAATTCTTTAGGCAATGTGCCTACCTGAGCTTTTAACGATGCAAAGTCTGTTATGCCCTGTGCTAGTAATGATTTATAAATTGAATACACACTGATCCATTCGTATGGACTGATAACATGGATTCCGGGGCCTTCCCCTAGTTCTTTCAGTTTTTTCTGATGGCTTTCGATTTCTCCCAACTTGGTAGCCAATATGGTTGTTTGTGCAGCCAATGTAGCTAGGGAAGTTTTAATGTCTGTTGAATTTGAAGCAATAGTACCTAATGCAGTAGCAATGCTAGAATAATACTCGCTATAATCAATTGGATCGCCGGCGGCCATAATAGTTCCTTAAACTAGTATTTAAGCCAGCGCAATGCCGGTGGTTGATTCAAGGAACTGTTTGGCAAATGCTTCATCAGTTGCTTCTGCTACTGTAACTGTAGTCTTAGACAATTTGATATCTGCATTTGGACTAACTGTAAACAAGTAGGGCATTAGGCCTGGTCCTTTTGCACCCATACCAATAACCATTGGCTTTGATAACTTGTAATAGTCGTTTGTTTCTTCTGCTAGTTTGGCCACAATTTCTTCACCGCTTGTAAGTTTAAGTGTGATAACTTCGCCTGCGCTTACGCCTTTATTAATTAACATTTTTAGTTTCCTTTTTAGTATCCGGTGCCGTTAAACCCGGTTTCGTCAATGTATTTTTTTAATTCTGTAAAGCCACCAATCGCATTGCCATTGATGATAATTTGTGGAACTGTTCGAGCATTTGGTACTGCTTCTAACAATTCTTCTTTAGTGTATCCGTCACCAATTTTATGTTCTTTAAACGGAATTCTACGATCTTTTAACAGGGCCTTGGCCTGATCACAATAGGGGCAGTTGTACTTGCTCCATATAATAACTGGGTTCATTTTGTTTCCTTTAATTTGAATATACTATTGATCCTTTCGAGTCAGTGACTCTGACTAGAATTGATCCTTTATTTTTCTTAAAAAGAGCTGCCTGGATAGCAGCAGCTTCGGTACCATATGTTCCTAGGGTAGACCAGGATTCGTATGGACTTTTATTTTTAAATTGTACTTTAAACATTATAACTCCGGAAGGTCCGCATAGTCAATGCCTTCGCCCATAACTCCAATGACATAATTGGTTGATTCGTTTTCTTGTAAGGCAGTTTGTTTCTTGCTGGTATCGGTATGCTTGTTGAACCAAGGAATTGGTGTTGACTTAGGAGCACTTGCTTGATACTTAATGCCAATTTGCTTTAGTGCATCTAGTGCAGTGTAGTCCACAAAGTCACGCAGAATGTTTGCATTGAGTCCGATAACTGGACCCAGTTTAAACAAATAGGTAGCCCACTCTTTTTCTTCACGAATAACATCCATATACATTTGATAGACTTCTGCCTGGCAGGTGTCTCGAGCTTCAACAAATCTTGGATCCTCTTTAACCACTTGATTGATCAAGAAAGCAGTCCAACCCTTGTGTAACAATTCGTCTTGTAGGATCAAGCTGATGATGTTGCCATTGCCAATAAAGATCTTGTTCTCAACCATTGCAAGACTAGTAGCAAATGACACCATAAAGCGGAAGGCTTCTAGTGCGTAGCTGGCATTAAGGGCTAACCAAATTGCTCTTATATGATCTTTTTCTTGAACTGAATCAGGATTGATTTCTTTCTGACAGTTTACTTGATGTAATAGATCGTAATACTTGCCTACACTACTAGCCATGCCTACAATCTCAGCGGTGTCGTGTATGGTATTAAAAACTTCTTTAGGTACGTTATATATATTTCGAATGATATGACTGTAAGATTTACTATGAATATTTGTTTCATAAAAAGTCCAGTTATAAACTAATGCTTCTAGTTCTGGCAGACTGATCACTGGTGTAAAAATCTGACTTGGTCCACGGCCTTGCAAACTGTCCAATGCTGTTTGACGTAGCAGGTTTGATGTAAAGATATGCTTGACCGCATCGCTGGCGTCTTTAAAGTCGTTGGCATCTTTTGAAAGGCTGATCTCTTCTGGTTGCCAAAAGAAACCACGTGCAGTTGCTTCAAAGTCTGCAATCTTTTTATATTTTACTTCTTCAAAGCGTTGGATAGTAACTGGGCCTGCTGGATCTAAAAACATCTTACGATTTAGATAGTCTGTCTTGGTGTGTAAGTTGTATTGTTGTTTTGACATTTTAATATTTTCCTGATGCAAGTACTATCTTGCAAATGTGTTCTAATCTTTCTATGTGCTCATAGGCACGCCACGGACTAGTATCGATTGCTACAACACCATGTCCTTTGATGCCCAAAATGTCGTAGGCAATGTTACCATAATCATCTAACTGTAAATTCTTGTGGCACTGGTCAGCAAGTTCTTGACTGATTGGCGGCACATCGCCCACATTAGGTGCTACCTTGGTATAGCGATTCAATTCTGGAAATGCTGCACTTACGGTACTCAAATCAATACCGGCATGCATTGCCGCAATACAGTAGGTAGGATGAACGTGTACTACTACACGAACTTCACCTGCGTGTTGTCCCATCTCACGTTGTAATCCGAAATGTAAAGGAAGTTCGCCACTAGGCTTTAGATTAGCACTAATGTCAGTGTAAGGCAAATCGCGCCAATTGTAAGCATAGATGCCTGTGCCGTGTCCACTGTTTATAGTTCTATCAATACTAATCTTCTTAAACTGATCAGGTTGCAGTGTTTGTTTACGCACACCACTAGGTGTAATGTAAAAGTGATCACGGTCGTGATGACGAATTGAAACATTGCCATCACGACTGGTAATCCAGTTACGCTTGTAAGCGTCGGTCATTATATCACATATGGTTTCTAACATTATAATTTACAGCTTTCGCAATCTTCTTCAATACTTGTTTCGACTTCACGTTCATTGTGAAACCCATTGTAGTGTACTTCTGGTGTTGGCTCTGCCGAGGCCTTGCTGCCTGCTTTGTTAATTAGACTGTAGTAGAATGTCTTCAATCCCCACAAGTGAGCCTGCATTAAATTCTTAGCAATTAGTGTTGTAGGCACTCTGCGATCAGCCCAGTGTGCTGGGTTGTAGAACGTGTTAGTTGAGATGCTTTGATCAACATAAACTGCTAGTACAGCCGCAGTTTTTAAGTAGCCGTCACAGTCTTTTTGTTCCCACATCAACTGATACTTGTTCTTCAATCTGTTGTACTCTGGAACTACCTGCGTAAAACTACCTGCCTTACTTTCCTTAGTGCTAATCAGGCTCATAGGCATTTCAATACCGTTGGTTGAATTAATTACAACACTTGAGCTTTCTACTGGAGCAATGGCCATTAGTGTGGCATTGCGAACACCATACTGTTTCATATTGGATCGCAGTGTTTCCCAATCTAGTTCTGGAGCAAAGTCTGCTAGTTCATTCACACCTTTGGCTCGAAGCTCCCATGGGAAAGTACCTTGACCGTAGCGTGTTTTGTCTGAATGCACACAAGCACCACGTTCTTTGGCCAACTCCACTGTGGCTTCTGTCAAGTAGTAGGCTTGGTGCTCCATCCAACTCTTGACTTCCTGTAAGGCATCCTTCTCGCCGTACTTCAGGCTGCGTTTGGCATGCCAGTAGGCCAAATTAGTAACACCAATGCCTAGTGGCTGTATCTCGTCGTTACTCAGCTTGCTCTGTATCGACAAGAAGTCTTGATAGTCAAGAATGTTACACAGGCTACGCTGTAGAATCCTACAGGCTCTACGCATATCCTCTGGATTACGGAACGATCCCCAGTTAATAGATCCCAGTGTACATAACGCTATGCGGCCATCAGCGTCATCTAATCTTTTAAATGAACGTGTGGGTAATAGGATCTCACAGCACAAGTTACTTTGATAAATCGTATGATACTCGGGATCAAAAGGTCCTTGGTTCATTACATTATCAATGAACACGAGATATATTCGACCCGTGTCTGTGCGTTCTTTTAGTATACCACTCTTGAACACTTCTTCAGCACTCATGGTTTTTTTTCTTAAACCCTGTTGCTTTTCATATTTTATGTAAAGCTCTTCGAACAGTTCTGTGTTCTTATAGAAAGCTTCGTATAGGTCTGGCACTTCGTTGGGATCAAAGAATGTTATTTGTTCTTTGTTTTTGAATCGTCTCCAGAAGAAAGCACTAAGCACAACCCCATAATCCATATGACGGACTCGGGTTTCTTCTGTTCCTTGATTGTTTTTAAGAACAATAAGATCATCAAACTGAAGATGCCAAATAGGATAGAATACAGTAGCACTTGCATTACGAATACCTCCCTGCGAACATGATCGCAAATCGCCGAACCATTTTTTCAGGAAAGGTATCATACCTGTGTGCATAATCTCACCACCTCTGATGGGACTACCCAATGGACGTAGACGTCCTATCTCCAAACCAATGCCAGCACGTTTGCTAGCATACTTGGCCATCATTTCGCCACTAGCAAAAATGGAGTCAAGATCATCATCACTGCGAATGAGCACACAACTAGAGAACTGCTTAGTGGGTGTGCCAAGCCCAGCAAGAACAGGAGTAGCGAGAGTAAATAGACCGTCTGAAGCCGCATTGTAATATTCCTTAATGTAACGCATACGAGCCGCATTGGGCTCTTCTTTGTGGAACACAGTGGCCGCGGCCACCATGTATCTAATCTGAGGGGTTTCGTAAGTTTGTTTAGTCGCTCTATTCTTGACCAGATACTTTTCGATCAGTTGTTCAATGGCAGCATAGGAATAACCTTCGTCCTTGGTATGATCGATCATATCTTGCATCTTGTTCCAATCATCTTCCGAGTACCACGTTAATAGATCGGGTGTATATAGACCAGTTGCTACATTCTTTTTAACAATTTCGTAAAGGTGGGGAGGATCATAACTACCATACACATCCTTCCTAAGCATGCTCAAACGCTGTTTGCCTGCTACATATTGATAATTGATATTGCCCACATCAGGGTTTGATTCAACATCAATAAGATCCACGATTGCTCGTAGAGTAATACCGTCTACTTCTCTAGTGGTAATGCCGTCATAAAAATGAGGCTGTGCCTTGATCTCAATCATTGATTGACTGACATCGGCGATTCCTGAACAAATCTTAGCGACCTGTGCCTGCCATTTTTCTATGGTTAGTGACTCTTTGTTTCCGTTTCTTTTTATTACTGTAATGGTCATTCTATGATTTTCCTGTATGATATTTATTGCAGAGTTTTTACAGAAAACAATATGTTGGTTTGAACATTTTTAAAGTCTTCAATTGAGGCCACTGCGCCATAATAAAAATTTAGTACATACGTATTATCGATTACAAGATAATAATCGTGATCTTTTTCTTTTTGGGACATAGACATATGTATCTCGCAAACTGCATCCATAAACCGCTGTGTTAATTTAATAGTATACAGCATTCCTAGAACTATTGCAAGACTGTCTAATTTTTGATCAAGAATAAGGTGCCAAGGATCTGGCCAAGTCTGAGGAGTTTTGGGATTGAGATAGTCACTGACAAACGGAGCACGACTCCAAAACTCAGCCACATCTTCTAAAGGTGTTGGGCTGTGTTCTAGCTGTTGTCTAAATTCTTTCCATTTGGCCAGTCTATCTATACCATATGCATCAAACACCGTAGCCTACAAAGAAACTGATGTCACCGGCAGCATCATTGACCGTGAGGTTTTTGTAAGAAATCATTACTGTTTCTTGTGTTGAATCACCTCTATTGTTTTTTAGTGTAGCATTAAATTCAAAATCAGTCATAATTGCTCCTCCCGATGAGTATTGAAAACTGTCTGTTAGGGCCACAGTACTTTGATCAGTGTCTATGGTAAAACTTAATAGGCCGCGTCTACTATGGCCGTTCAAATTTAATAGGTAAGATATCTCAGTAAATTTATTTGCAGAAGAAAAAACAGCCAAGTCAAAAAAGCTATCAGATTTACCAATAGGAAAAGTTACTCCATTGAGAAAGTTGCAGAAATTGGCATTTTCAACTTCGGAGAATGCGGCAGTAGTGGATACCAATGTTAGGCCAGTGGCCTGTTGACGGTCAGACACGCAGTCAATTACCACATTGTTTTTTGCCTGAACAAAAGTGATAAAAGAGCTAGTTGGTGCTGTAGCATTATTGGTGCTTGTGCCGCAATTGACAAATTCACAGTCACGAACAACTGTGCCAGTACCTTGATTAGAATACAGAACACTGGCCGATATTTCTTCAAATTTGGACTGTGATATGGTCCATTTGTTAATTTGATTTTCTACTCCGGTTATTAAAATACTAGTGTGATTTTCTAAAAATTCACACTGACGTATCTTGATCTGTGTTTGTAACACTTCACTTGGAGCAGTCTGTCTACAATGTAAACCTAATCTATGATTGATGAATTTACATTTTTCAAAAACAATATTGTTTACCTTGGTGTTTTCTAAAGTGTTTTCCCAGTAGACCGCAGATTCAACATCTTCTACAACAGCTACAGGATCACCGAGTTGATAGCCTGCAACAAAAGTAACTTGATCAAATACACTGTCTTTTAATCCTGTGATAACAAATTGGCCTACAGTAGCCGCAATTGTTAGATTAGAAATGTATATGTCTGTTGGTCTGTCAACATCCGTAAAAGGTCCAGTGACTTCTGTACCTAACTCGGTAATCAAAGATATATCGTTAGCATAAAAATCTAAAATCACTCCCGACTGAGTCTCGCCTTGCATTCTAGTGTTCGATGGTATTTTGATAGACCTGTTAAAGAGATAGGTGCCGTTGGGCAGTATCAAGGTCTTTTTATATTTGTTGTCAGCATTTCTAAACAATTGGCTAAATGCAGTTTCGAAGGCATCAGAGCAATCAGTACTACCATCTGGTACTGCGCCAAAGTCTAATATGCTGACTTGTTCATCAAGTTTGCTTGACAGGGATCTTGGCACACTGAGTGTGATTGTGGGATCAGTTGATGCAAAACGATAACTAGAAGCCAACTCTATTATATTATCGTGTTCTGTGAGAATTTTAGTATTCCCTACGTAAGGAGCTCCTTCGCTGACACTGCCATTACCAATATACAGTTCTTGCGTATCCACTGCCCAGGCAAGTTCTGCTGCACTAAGCTGTGGAATACCCACATTGTTGTTTTTTAATCCTCTTCGATGTTGGATTTTTGAGATTTGAATGACAGCCATAGATAAATTCCCGTTATAGGGTATTTATCTTATTGGGTAAGCAGTTACCGGCCTGTTGTATAGTATTCTTCAACCTTGTTCAGCCACATATCCTGATATTTGTTGAAATTATCAGGCGTTAGATCAAACTGTTGATATTGTAGATCTCTACTGCACATAAAGATCACACCACGTTTCATATCAGTGCCGTAGACTTCATTATGTGCTAATATATAGGCCATCAGTTGTAGGTAGTAATCTTCCACCCATTCTGCTTTCTTGGGCTTGTTGGTCTGTTTGTGATCGCAGATTGCAGGCTGTCCTTGATAGACTCCAACTAGATCAGTAGTTCCACTATATAAGCCGGGATAGTACAGGCTTTGTTCCATAGCCCATACTTCGTCTAATTTATTCAATCCGTTTTCAATGATAACATCGGCCATTTTGTTTGCCTGAACGTGTACTGGATTATTGCCAGGTTGGCGTTGTTCACCAATTAAAAAACGTTCTAGGTTGGCATGCATGGCTGTGCCTACTCCAGCAGCTTCTGTGGTGATTTGTTGGGCTTTGGCGTGTCCAATTCTATCCCGCCATTCGTTCAAATGTGTCATATCCTTGGTAGCTGACAGTATGGTTGTCACACTAGGAAGGCTTTCACCGTCGGGTGTTAGATACACTCGCTTGCGTGTAACAGGATCGTTGATCTGTTTACAGTTTTTGTATTGGATGCGTTCAATGAACGGAGGAGGTAATATATTCATACTGTATATATTACAGGAAAAGAGTCAGCTTGTCAAGCCTGAGGAGTTGCTTGTGATGCTGCTAGTTGGCCAGCCGCTGCTGACGCTGCTGTTTGGTCCACTGCTGCCTGGCTGTCTGCAGGAGTCTGGGTACCGTCGCCTTTTGGCTCTTCATCTGGCGCACCTGGTACATTTAGTTCGATACCGTCGTCATTGAAATTTTTAACCATTTTTTGCAATGCTGGACTGCCGTCGTACATAGCTTTAAATGTTTCGTAATCTGCCGATACTTCAAATCCGCTACTGGTTAAAATATTATTCAGCCCGTTCCAGTTTAGTTTTGCTGGAGTTTTTTTAGAAGCGGCTCTGCCTATGTAATTACGCAAGACCACAATCAATCTGTCGCCTTCTTCGTCGCCTGAAAATTCAAAAAATCTCATCCTAGTTCTGCCAGTTGTTTTTGTAAATCTGCCAATTGAGCCTGTGTCTGTTTGATCTGATCTTGTACTTGTTTTTTCTGGTCTTGTCGATCTTTGGCAGCGGCAGCAGCCTGTGCAGGATCCATTGCTCCTCCTGCTAGTCCGGCCTGTGCAGCCTGTCCAACCGCTTGAGCACCTTTGGCCAACGTGCTGCCAACTGCCTGTACTCCAGTTTTAACTGCGCCGCCAACCGCTTGAGCACCTTTGGCTAGTGCTCCGCCAATGGCGCCGATTGCTGGTAGCAACTCGTCCAGCTGTTGGTCGTGCTCTTTTAGATCACTAAGTCTCATTAACCTGCTAGCACTCTTAATAGATTGCTACTGCGTTGAATGCTTTCTCGTTGTTCACGACCAGCAGCTTCACTGCCGCCAACTGCAGGTTCAGCCGCAGCAAATTCGTCAGCTGGTTCTGCTGGGTTCATCATATCAGGCTCAGCTGGTCCCATCTCTGCACCCATCTCTGCACCTGGTTCTGCACCTAGCATATCTGTAGGCTGCTCACCACTGGCTAAACTGCGTACACCACTAGACAATGTGTCTCTTGTGGTTTTTAAAGTTTCTAGGGCCTGTTGAATAGCTGGTGCCACTGCTTCAATGAATGCTTTGGCCTGCTCTTGACTCATTTCATCACGGATGGAATCGCCTAACTGCAATAGAGTATCATTCTCCATGCCGGAAAGTTCTTCAATCCAACGACCTACTCTGTCTACCATTGTCTTTGCTGTGACGATCGCAGAAGCTTGCTGGATCTCACCTTCTCTTAGATTACGCATATCTTCTCCTGTGTTTATGCTTTCATTATTTTGTTCAATACTTTCAGTTGGGTTTTCACCTGTGATAGATACTTCCCATTTCTTGCCAGTGTCTGCTGATTTCTTAGCAGCCCAATCTTTCAGTTGTTGGTAATGAGCCTGCTCACGCTGGTCATCTGCATATTGTCCGCGACCTTTAAATACCTTCCACTTTTTACCGTTAATATAGACAGCAAAGTTGTTTGGCGGCTCGGTGTTGCCTTCGTCCCAATCTTCTGGATCTCTCACACGTTCCATTTCAACGCTTTCATAATCTTCATCTGAACCAAAGCCTGCTGAAGCCAGTGCATAACTGTCATCAGTTTCACCGCCTTCGTTGTCTGACCCACGATCACCATAGTCAGCTTCAATGTTGTCTAACATACGATCGTAAATTTGTTCAAAGTCATCGTCGCCGTGATAGCCAGTATCGATGGTGATATCGTCATACATATCTTGTATAGCTCGTTCGATCTCTTTGCCAAACTTTCCCATTTGTGCATCGTAAAGCATGTCATATCCAGCGTCTGGATCATTGGCAACTTTTGTCAAAAATTCTTCAACTTCTGGACTGCGACCTTCTAGTTGTGTGTTGTCAACAATGGGCTCGTCACGTTCTGCAAGTTCTGCAACAATGGCATCGTGCATGAACTGTGCCTTTGATAGAGCATCGTTTTCTACAGTTTCGTTGAAGCTGGAACTGTTGCGAGCTGTATAGATCTGTGTACGTAGTTTGTTACGTGCATCTTCCAGCTGTTCGATCGTGAATGTTTCTAGGTTTAGTTTACGCCCAAAAGTTTTAGCCAACGATTCGTTGAGTCTTTTTGCTGATCTATTAAATGTAAAAAGGTCTGTTGTTCTCATAATTGTAAAGGTCCAGATTGATAGTATATTTATACGAAGTAAGTTAAACTCACAGCGGCAGATTTGGCTGTATTAGTTCGTTCCCTGCTTTCGTAGTATTTGGCCCATAACGTATCGGCTCTTTCGTAGTCTTTGTTTTTAATTGCAGAATGGTACTTGGACAACAGATTTCGGCTGTCTACAAACCATTTTCCATATTCCTGATCAGCTCTATATAGTTTATCTACTTGCAGAGAGCTTTGATTCTTGGCAAGAGCGTTGGCCATTTTTATTGCTACAGCATTAAGACTTATGTTGCTGTATAAACACACTTCATTTTTATAAAGATGTTTAACTGATCCTTCACTAACTATCAATATTGAGCCTACAAGGATTCCCTTATCTGTTTTTAAAGGAATTATGTTACGTGCAAGTTCTTTGCTGACGACTCGATCAAGCCGTCGCTGAATATCTGTCATAAAAAAAAGGACCTATGGTCCTTTATTTAAGTGTTCTCGTTTTACAGACCAAAGAACTTGAGTAAGTGTGGAAGATTTACTGAGTTTAACCAACCAGTACCTGCAGCAAATGCTAGGCCTAACATCGCATACATTGTCCACTTGCTTTTGACTTTTTCTAACTCAGTAATTTTAGCATACAGGTCTGCATGTTGATTGTTAGAAGCATCTGCCATTTCGCACAGTTTTTTATCTAGCAAATCACGAGTATTATCTAGACAGTCGTGCATATCTTTGACATCTAATTTGAGATCGTCAATTTTTTCTTCAATGTTGATAACTTTGATTTCAACTACAGCTACCCGCTCAGGTAATGCAGCCAATTGTGCTACAGCTTCTTTTGTGGCCATTTATGGCTATCTCCAATGTTGTAAGTCAAGTGCTCGCTCCGAGCCATGTGCCTAGTCTATAATTGAATGCCTAATGGTTACTACTGTGCCTTTGATAATGTATTTATCACGAATGCTTAAAAACATTCTTTGTCTAAATCATTGTTACCCAAGTATTTATGTTTGCACCTTGAGTTTGAAAGGCCGCAGGCTCAATGTCTGCACTGTTGGTTAAATTGGTTACCACTGGAACACGATTGAGATCTTGTACCAACAGAAATACAGGATCATTGTTGTGTAAAAACACTTCGTCTCTTTCACATTCAAATTCCCAAATCCAATGCGTGGCTTTTCCACCTAGACTGTCTGGTAGTGCGCCAGTGTGTTTTGTTGGATTTTTTAACCATTCTACGTTAGATCTTAGACCTATGGCCTGGAGTAGGCTGTTAAAATTAGCCTGCTGTCCCAATAGGATTCTATCAGTTTCTTCTCGTGTAGGATGACTGCGTGTAATGTCAATCAGTGTGATGATTTTGTATCGTGCCATAATATATGTATTTAACTTGTAGAAATCACAGCCAACAAAAAAGCACCCGAAGGTGCTTTAGTGCTTCCCATCCCTGAGAATAAACTTAATTTAAATTAAGCGAATGTAATACCTGTTGGAACTACTGTGGTTACAGTGTGTGTACCACCAAGTGCTGCTACAAGCTCAGCTTCTAACTTACCATAAGATGCGTCAGATACTGATGGGCTTGCTGCTGAACCATCGTTGAGTGTGTCGTCGTAGTAACCAACGATCAAACCAGTTGCTGAAGGTGTACCAACTACGCAAATTTCGCCGTAGTTTTGAGCACAACGAACTGCTCTTGATAGGTTACTGTCAGTGTTTGCTTTGTTAGTTGTGAAATCACCACTTGTCAAGTCACCACCGTTAACCAACTTAACAAAACGGATTGAACGTGTACCAAAACGGCTAAATGGATCAACGAATTTGTATGCGTTTGCACCTACGCGAGCTGCTGTGATTTCTGCACCAGCATTGTTATAAGTTTGTGCTACTGTTGTAATGTCTGCCATGATATTTTCTCCTTAATCAATGACCTCGCTCAGAGGCCGGCATAGTATTTATATTGGAGAGGAAAAAACCAGGGTTTTGAGCTGTTAATCGGCTCTAAATGGGGTCCAACGATCACGTGGTACCAGTTTTGAACCGCCTGCAACATAGCCTTCGCCGCCAGGTTTGCCACCAGTGCTTTGTTCTATGTCGCCGCTTGCTGCATCTAACTCACGAATCACTTCGTCTTTAGCCGCCATAATTTCAAGCACCAGCTCAAACATCTTGTCCATTACTCCTGGATGCTGTTCACTGTGTGCCTGTATCTTGGCTGCTTTTGCAGGAGTCTTTTGCACAAAAGTCATAAAGGCTTCTGTGTTGATGTTGTCTAATTGTTTAGCTTTTGACTGATTATTAACAAAGGTGTAAATTTCTGTTTGTAAATAGCCCATTCCGGGAACTGGTGCTAACATTTTTTCAATTGCTGATTGATATTTGGCTAGAGTTTCTATTTTTGCAAGATTGTCTGCCCCCACAGCAGGCCTATAGCTAACACTGGTCAAGCCAAATACTGCTAATTCCGGGTTGGCTGAGAATTGCTCAGGATTGTCAAAGTCCTCTCCACTTTTGTCTCCAAAGTAACCAAACACCTTGTGTGCCGCTACAGCTACTTTAGCCTTGATCAATTTCTGATAGTAGGGGCTTTTGACCTTAACACCGTAGGTGGTTTGATTAGGAGTAAATGTAATTTTGCCATCTGCACCTTCGTAGGGCCTACCTGGATGGAATAAGATGTCGCCGTAGACATAGCCGCGAAAGTCTGCAGGCGTTGCCTTTTCAAATATGGGCCACAGAGCTGCCATATCCCCAGCAAACTTAGGACGCCAGTCTTCGCCTTTGCCGCGACTCATAATAAACTTTTCTAGTTCTTCTGGACTGTTGCTTTTGCCTTCTTCACGACCCCAGTTGTTTTTGCCCACCATACGGAAGGTGCCATCATCTTCACGACCCCAGTATACTGTAGGGTTGCCGTCCCACTTGATGGTAATCTTAGTTTCAGGACTGGCTAGATCTTTTAGAATCTTAATTGCTTTATTAGCACCGTTGGCTTCTGCAAACACTAGATCTTCTAGGTGATTAAATTCACGGCCCACCTTCTTGGGGGCTGGAGCTTCAGCTTCGGTTAGGAATTCAAATGCTCTCATTTAATCTTTTCCATCATTTTACGGAACCAGGCAGGTGTTCCTGTCATGGCACTTTCAAACGAAATTATGTTTTCTGGTAGAGTAATGCCTTGCTTGCCCAATGTTTCTCTAGCGCCTGCAACTAGTTCTTCATAGTTAGGCAACTTCTTGATGTAGTTAAGAATTGCATCAACTGATTTAATATCTTTAACTGTGGCAGTTTGCCCTAGCAGAACTTTGGCAATTTGATTCCAGTCGTTGCCATTTGGCAGTAGCTCATCTGTAGTAGCATTTAGTATTCCGTGTTTGGGACTGTATTTGATACCGCGGGCACGAGCAATTGAACTTAGCACAATGTGGCGATGCTCGCCGCGATATTCACCTTGTCCACCAATCATGCTGCCCTGCTGGAATTTGGGATTAGCTGAAAACATAAAGTCAGCCTGTACAAATCCATTACTTGGATCACCGTTGATAGGAGTTTTCCAATGCACATTGTCTCCGCTGAGTTTGACATTTTCTTTGCCAAACTGTGCAATCAGCTTGTCAGCAAAGGCTCGTTTGTCTACTTCATTGGCATCTACTGAGAGATCTAGATCTCCGGAACTGTTGCGTTCAAATGTGCCATCTGGATCTTCTTTACGTCCAGTTGTACCTAACCATTTAACAGGTTTCTTGTCATCTAGATCTTTTTCTTTGGTAAAGTCTAGGCCTGTAATTTTTTCAATATAGGCTACTGTGCCTTCAACGTCGCCGGTTGCAATGCGTTGTGTTAGTGGTTTTTTATCGGCATCTTTGAATACATTGCCGCCTTCAAATAGATTACTCATTGTCATTGGATTCTTCTAGTTTTCTTTTGGCTTTACGTGATTCTGCAATTCTTCGCACACCACGGGTAAATTTGCTAGGATCTTGCCCTTTGATAGCATTGATGAGACGGCGTTCTAGCTCGTCAGCACTTTCAGCATCATAGTGCTTGTGTATGCTTTCCAGCAGATTAATAGCGGAATTAATGATGTTAGTAGCACGGCTTTCGATCAGTGAATCCGTGTTACGTACTTCGGCAATTTCATTAAGTTCCTGCAGAATCGATCTGGTTCGAAGTTTCATAAATTATTTCCTATCGTGTATTTAACTCATTTTAAACAATAATAACATTGTACTGAAAAATGTGCGATCGCACAAGCTCGGACTAAATACTCAGTAGAAACCAGTAGTCTACACAAACACACAGGAAAACACAATGAAATACATATCAGAAAAAATGCTAGGCATCCTAGAACGTCTATCCGAAATGTTCCCTGGATCTAGCTATCAAAACAGTTTAGATGCATATCTAAGCACCAAAGGCATTACCGATGCCGCACAGTTGGAACACTATATCCAAAAATTCAATTCTCAAAAGGAAAGTTATCTATGAAAACAATATTAAACACAATCTGGTCATTTTTAGAAGCATTTGGTCAGGCACGTTATGCTGCTAGCCTTGCTCGTCAAGGACGTACTGAAGAAGCCAAAGCTGTATACGGATCTTAATAAATACTGGCATGAACTTGGTGTATATTCACGGGGCAAATGCCACTAGTGAGAGCTTTAACTATATCAAAAGCAAGTTAGGCGTTGGTATAGACGTTAATTACGACAGTCGAAATGGGTTTGAAAATAATTTAGCTGCTATGAAAATTAGTTTGATGGCTACTAAAAATATTTTCTTTGTAGCGCATAGTTTAGGCGGTATATATGCATTACATCTGGCCAATGCGTTACCGGATGCTGTCAAAGGTGCTGTGACATTGAGTACGCCCTATGGTGGCGCTGAAGTAGCGGACTATGCTCAATACTTCTTGCCATTCAGTAGACTGATGCGAGATATTGGTCCTAGTTCGTGGGTTATGAAACAGTCTAGGAACATTAAGATACAGCACCCGTGGACTAACATTGTAACAGTAAAAGGTCAAAGTCCATTTATGCACGAAGCCAACGATGGCGTAGTGACTATCGCCAGTCAAAAACATCATGAAGATATGGAACTAGTAGAAGTAGATTATAACCACTATGAGGTTGTGCTCAGTGACGTAGTGGTTAAACTTATTAAAGAACGAGTAAACAAGTTCAAGAAATAAGTTGCTTTTCAATCACAGAGCATATATAATAAGTTAACAGCGAAAAAGAAGTAGCTGTTAACAACAGACATTACACACAGGAGATTATTATGTCAAACGCATTTGAAACACCAAAGCTACCAGAAGTTAAATTCAACAAGAACGGATATGAAATCCGCACAGATATTTTAGGAATGGCAAAAAGCCTAGTACAAGAAGACTTTCATGTCAAATTCCAAGGTTGGGAAATGACTGCTACTCGTGACGAGAAGACTGGTCAAATTGTTAGTAAAGTTGATATGCCAGAATATCCAGGTCTAGACAAAGTACTAGAAACCGCCGAAAAGATGTATTCATTTGTTAATAGCGGCGTGAAGAAATAATATACGCTCGTAGAGCAATATATAGCGGTAAAAGAAAAGCACCTTCGGGTGCTTTTTCTTTATCTAACTGTGGCTAACCTAAAGAAACGAAGTATGCAGATGTACATCCAACCTAGATCAAACTCCCACCAACGCTGACTGAACTTGGCATTGGCACCATCAGCATGATGATTGTTGTGTAGTTCTTCTCCGCCTATCCATACAGCCCACGGAATGATGTTACGGCTGGTGTCTTTGGTATCTGTGTTGCGATATCCCCACCAGTGTGCCAGTCCGTTGACTACGCCGGCCGCAAATAATGGAATCCATATCATTTGAATACCCCACACTAAGAATCCCCACGGTCCAAATAGCAAAAGGTCTATGACCAGCATTAAAAGAATACCCAAGCGACTGTGTGCGGAGTAAAGATTGCGTTCGATCCAATCATTAGGGCAGTCTTTGCTCAAGGAGTCAACCATGGCTGTGTCTTTGCTGGCTGAATGATAAAGCAATGCTCCGCCGAACAGCACACGCCATATGCCGTATATTTGTGGGCTGTGCGGATCACCTTCTTGATCTGAACGCTGATGATGTTTGCGATGTATTGCTACCCATTGTTTAGTAACCATTCCTGTTGTCAGCCATAGCCAAAAACGCATAAAATGATTAACAGTAGGATGAAATTGGACAGCTCGGTGTGTTTGGCTTCTGTGCAGATATAATGTTACACAGGCTATAGTGATTTGGACCATCACTAAGGTCATTAATATAATATCCATAGTAAGTATTTAGGCCATTGACAAATCTGTTAACTGAGTATATAATACAACTATGAAAAACAAACTGATACTTACAGACGCTGACGGTGTTCTGCTGGATTGGGAATGGGCATTCTCAGTTTGGATGCAAGAACGCGGTTACACACTGACAGCGGATAACAAGAAAAGCTACTATCTACATCATCACTATAATGAGCTAGAAGAAAAAGACTCTAAAAAAGTTGTAAAGACTTTTAACGAGTCAGCAGCCATTGGCTTCCTTCCAGCACTGCGTGATAGTGCTCACTATGTTAAAAGACTGCACGAAGAACATGGTTACGAATTCCGTGTTATTACAAGTCTAAGCCTAGACAAGAACGCAGGTAAACTGCGTGAAATGAATTTGCGCAAGTTGTTTGGCAATGCAATTGAAACGGTCATCTGTCTAGATACAGGGGCAGATAAAGATTCTGCATTGGCTCCGTATAAAGATAGTGGTATGTGGTGGATTGAAGACAAGCCGCAGAATGCAGATGTTGGATACGCACTAGGACTGCGTTCAATCCTTATCGAACACGGACATAATATGCATCACAAATGCAACTATCCCGTAGTTAAGAACTGGAGTGAACTATATAACCTAATTCTAACTCCAGTATCTACTGTTGTCTAACTTGTCCCAGTAGGCTTGGTTGTTGCGATTGACAAAGTTTTTAACTAGATATTTGGCCATACCCATATAGCCCATTCGTTTGAATCTACGGCTGTCTTGACCAAAATGATGACCAATGATTCTAAACTTTTTTGGACTGTACTTGCGGCTCAAGAAGAAGTCTTCGCTGGTTGAAAACTGTTCAGGGAAGCCACCAAACTCTTCAAAACGATCTCTGCGTGTTAACATAAAGGCTCCCACTGCAAATGGGCTAACATATTTCAATACGTGATTGATTAGATTAAATGCGGTAAATCCGATCGTTGCTCTTAGGTCTCGATCATAGCATTTGATGTTTAATCCAATGAGGTCTAGATTCTTAGACTCAAGTGTATTAACGGCATCTCGAATAACTGTGTCTTTGAAGAAACGCACATCGGCATCTATGAATAATATGTAAGGAGTAGTAACTAGTTGTGCGCCATTGTTTTTAGCAAAAGAAACAGGCCCACCGTCTATAATTTCAACATTCAGTTCACCTTTCATTATTTCTATAACTTTCCGTGTATTATCTGTAGAACAATCAGCAATGATAATTCTAGTGTCACCTATCGATTGTCGGCGTAGGTGCATTAATAAATGCGCAATGTAGTTTTCCTCATTCTTGCAGGGTACTACTATAGTAATCTTGTCACTTAGTTTTGTTTCTTGCATTCTGCTACCACCTTGAAGTTATCAAACTTTAACCAACTAGTCATTGTCAACCTTGCTCGTTCACATTCCGTTTGAGTAGTAAATTCCAGGGTCACTCGTCCTGGTATGTCCCTTGGATTGTTTAGATGCACTGCCAGTATTATCAACACCCACATTGTCGCTCTCCTTGGTCCAAGTTACTATTTCCCAGCGACCATCGTGATGTTCTACAAGTGCTGTACAACTTTCGACCCAGTCGCCGTCGTTCATGTATACGATACCATTTATCTCTTTGATCTCTGCATGATGTATGTGACCGCAGATCACACCGTCAAAGCCACGCTTCTTACAATACATCACTAGATTCTTTTCAAATTGAAATATAAAGTCTACTGCCTTTTTAACTCGTTGTTTGAGGTACTTAGACAAACTCCAATAACCAAATCCCATACGGTGACGTATCCAGTTAAACTTACTGTTAAGGCCAAGAATAAAATCGTAGGCCTTATCTCCTAAGAACGCAATCCACGGTGCAAGGCGAGTAATACCATCAAACAGGTCGCCGTGTGTAACTAGATAGTGTTTGGTGTCTACGCCTATGTGCTCTATTTGATTTACGATTTCAATGTTACCAAAACCAATGCCATAAGGCATTAAGGGTCTTAGGAACTCATCATGATTGCCTGCTACATATATTACTCGTGTACCACGTTTAGCATGTCCAAGTATGCGACGAACTACATTGGTATGACTTTGCTTCCAACGCCATTTGTTTTGTTGTATGCGCCACACATCTAATATATCTCCAACGAGATAAAGTGTTTCGCAGGTATTGTGTTTGAGAAAGTTGTTGAGCTTGTCAGCTTGACTATCTCTAGTGCCAAGGTGTACATCACTAATAAAAATAGAGCGATAAGTTTTTAGCATAGCTAATATTTATCGCCCTAGGCTGTGTGTAATGTTACAGTTGTGTTAAATCTGTACCAAGGTCCATTTGCGTGTAAATGATTTGCCTTCGGCCTTGTGTTTCAGTATCTTAGCGAACTCTTTTTTACGCAGTTCGGAAACCGTTTCTGTATCATGGTCGACGCAAGCCCTGTACAGTTTAGCAAGTAGCTTACGCTGTTTCATGGTTGTGTCCTCCTGTACTTTATTTATACACTAATTGGTTTACAAAGTCAAGTAAAAGTTTATGATGTGCGCCATTATGATACTTGCCTTTAAGCCAAGTATAACTGTTATACCAATGAGATTCGCTTTCTGGATGGCAACCTATTAGTCCAATGTTGTTTTGTATTATGGCCATGGCATCACCATTGGCATAGGTAGCTACCGTTTGGTATTCGCCGTTACCTATCAGCGCACATCCGTCATAGAAAAACATCTTATGTGACTCGCCATTCCATGTTACGGACAATGATTTAGCGTGTGGCCTACGTGTGTCTGTACTGGGACGTGTGATATATTGAACAGCATTCACATTATCTAATATATTAAAGTAGTCGCTGCCTGCCCAGTAGGCTCCCATACAGATGCCTAGGTACTTGCCACCGCCACGCACAAACTGTTTAACAGCCTCTCCATTCTCACTGAGCAGATAATTAAAACTGTCTGCATCACCAATGCCTCCTGGAACAGCAACACAATCTACATCGTCAAAGAAATCCCGCTCAACTTCGTGGCGGGTAAAAATTTTAAAACTGTAGTGTGAACTTAGGGCTTGCATAATGCCGTTGCCGCTTTGTACACTGCATTTAGGCTGATGCAAGAATAATGCTATCTTTTTCATCATAGCTCTTTATGTTAATGCTCACTTCAGGGGACCATTCCCGGGCACGACTCCGTTAATCCTCAGCCCAGCAGCCGGGCACATCTAAGTAACGCAAGCGTTCCTAAGGTAGATGTTCTGTTTTAAAATTAATTACACCAACTCTGTTTGGCTTCACCGTAATATTCACGAGCAAAGCCATTAGCAATTAGGGCAGCACGTAGACTTTGTCCGTTAATTAAAAGGTCGCCGAGAACACGACCACCAAATTTATCCCATCCATAGAAAGTAGCTTGAAACTTTCCCCCGGCTGCTGCGGCCTGGTTAATTGCATTTTTAGTGAATGCCGAGGCTGCTTCTCCTCGTTGAGCTTCACTAGGACATTGGGCACGATGGCCTTTTTCTGGGGTATCAACTCCAAAGACTCTGATGGCCAACTCTGGCTTAAGCGGCTTGGGAAGAAAGGGAGCGGCGATCACAACTGTGTCGCCGTCTGTCACTCTTAAAATTTGTGCATCGTAAGTCACACCCTGTGGTGTTTTTTGTGCAAATGCTAGTACTGGTAGTGCTAACAATAGTAATAGAAACTTCTTCATTGTATATCCTTAATGTAAGTAGTTTATTTATTCTCTATCCAGAAGCCCAATCGATCTCCGCCTGCACTTTCGTACCATTTGGTGTCGGGTGGTTGTGGTAAAGGGTTATCTCGCCACACAGGATATATTATGTTGCTGTTGTGATTGGTAAAATCATCGTTCCATCGTAAGTGTACTTCTATTATTTTGCCATCTACATATTCCACATTGACCCACGGCGTTAGATGCCATAATTCACCTAACACTTTGGGAAAGCTGTATTTCTCATCAATACGCTGCCAACGGCTGAATCTATCTAGTCTATCAGGATCATCGCGAAATCCTTCAACTGCCAGTGTTTGTATGCCATAGTGAAAGTCTATACTGGTATGGCGGCCTTCGAAACATTCACTCCAAAAGTATCCGTCAGGTACTAGATCAGTGTCTTCGGGTGTTAGCCATTGTTTTGTTGCACCACGACTCATCATGCGTATGTTGGTTATAGGCCGAACAATGTAATATGCTGGCTTAGGCACTGGTATACCGGCAGGAGCAGCAACATGGCCACATTTTGCTGCTAGTATAAGTTTATCGTAGATCCAAAGATAATCAATCGGGCAACGACACCACACATCTTTATCGTCAATATATTGCATTATTCTATTTGGTTTTAACGTTTATCGCTTTACCTGATCGATTGGCGTTGGGATCTTCGCGACGCTTGCGAGCAGCGGCTTTAGCACGACCTTTCTTACCTAGACTCTGCGCCTTGCTTTTGGGCAGGCATTTAGGCTTGCCTTCTTTTTCTGATCCCCTAGCACAGTCGCCGCGGATCTTGCCGTCGGGGCCAAAGCGTACCCATTTGTCTTTGAACCACTTACGTAGATCCTCAGTGATGAACTCGTGAGCTCTCATTTCTTTTTGGATTCCTTGCCTTTGCGACACTGTACCAATTGTCCTGACGCATAAGCACTTGGCCATACCTTGACACGATTCTTGACCTTGTAGTAACAGGCATCTTTCTTGCCTTCATCTAGTTCGCTGGCCAACTTGATAGGACCGCCACACTCTGGGCATCCTGTTTCTATCATGTCTAGTTGTTCTAATATATCTCTAATATTCATTTATAAATTCCTCGTTACTCGTATGTAACAGTGTCTGAGTCACCTAAAGACCATTTAGGATTAGTTTCAACTACCCACTTCTTGGTAGCTACCTTGAAGTCTGGGAACAGCATCTCTTTGGGATTACTAGCAGCATCTAAAAA